CTGTTAGTGCACTTAATACTTATACTAGTGCTAGTGTAGCAGCAGATGATCTTGCATCTGGAGATGCAGCAATTAATTTAACTACTAGTTCAGGTAGTATTACTATTGATGCAGCTGCAAACGATACAGATATTATATTCAAAGGAACTGATAACAGTGCTGATATTACTATGCTTACACTCGATGGTAGTGAAGCAGGTAAAGCAACATTTAATAGTGATGTAGTAGTTGGTGGAGATCTTACTGTAACAGGTGATGATATTATTATGGGTACAAATACTGCAGGTAATTTATTAATTGCAGATGGTACAAACTTTAATTCAATAGCAGTAGGATCATTATCAGAGATATCTACAGTAGCTAATGATGATGTATTCTTAGCAGTAGATACTTCAGGTGGTGGTCTTAAAAAAATTGCAAGATCAGCAGTAGTATCGGGACTTGCTACATCAGGTGCAATATCTAATGTAGTAGAAGATACTTCACCACAATTAGGTGCAAACTTAGATACTAATTCACACAATATTTTAATTGATGATGCACATTTTATTGCAGATGAAAATGGTAATGAGCAAATTATATTTCAAACAACTAGTTCAGCAGTTAATCAATTTGATGTAACAAATGCTGCAACTGGTAATGCACCAGAAATATCAGCTACAGGTGGTGACACTAATATTAGTTTAAAAATTACACCAAAAGGTTCTGGACAAGTTTTACTAGATGGTAATGTCGGTGTTGAATCTGGGGTTATTGATTTAAAAAATTCTGGATCACAGTCATATGTTAGATTTTATTGTGAATCATCTAATGCACACTACACTCAATTACAAGCAGCAGCACACTCAGCATACTCTGGTAATGCTACGGTTACACTACCAACTGCTACTGCGACAGTTGCTACATTAGCATTATCTGAAACATTAACAAATAAAACTTTAACTACACCTGTAATTACAGAAATAGACTCAGGTTCTACAATTACACTAGATGCAACTACAGATATTGTTCTTGATGCAGATGGTGGAGATATATTCTTTAAAGATGCTGGTACTACATTTGGTAGTGCTACTAATACATCAGGTAATTTAATTATTAAATCTGGCACTACAACAGCCATGACATTTGATGGTGCTAATGTAACTTTTGCAGGAACAGTAACTATTGGTTCTGCAGGTATATCAGAAGCAGAATTAGAAATACTAGATGGTGCAACAGCTACAACAGCTGAATTAAATTTATTAGATGGTGATACATCTGTAGGTAGTTCTATAACATTAGCAGATGCTGATGGTATTGTAACTAATGATGGTGGAACTATGAAAACTATCCCAGCTTCAGATATTAAAACATTTGTTGGAGCAGGGGCAGGTGCATTTTCAATTGCTAATTTAGATATTGATGGTGGCACAGATATAAATGCTGCTTTAACTACATCTGATTTAATTGTAGTTGATGATGGTGCTGGCGGTACAAATAGAAAAGCTGCATTATCTAGAGTAGTAACTTTAGTTAGTGCAAATATAGATGATCCTACAGCCCTAGCAATTGCTCTTGGGTAAATAATCATTGACTTTTAAAAATTTAACGGTATAATATATATAAGTAAATAGGAGGAAATAAATGGCAAATACGTTCAAGGTAGTGAATTTCGCAGCAGAACCTGCTAGTGCTGGCACTGCATACACCATGTATACGGTGGCAGGGTCAACTACAACAGTAGTTCTGGGCTTAATACTTACCAATATCCATACTACTGCAGTAACTGCAGAAGTAGAGCTTCATAGTGATACGGCAGGCCGTGCTGTAAATAATAACACAGCAAACGGAATATCTATTCTTGCAAAAGATGTGAGCATTCCAAGCGGCACGTCACTTGAACTTTTGTCTGGAGGAAAAATTGTTATGGAGGCAACCGATGAACTTAAGATCGATTGTTCTGTAGCTGATAAACTCTCAGGCACGTTAAGCATAATGGAGATTACATAAG